GGACGAAGCCGCTGGCCGTCCGTCCGGCCCCGACTACCAGATCCCCGACAACGGTCGCGACAAGCCCATCGATAAGAAGGCCTGACGCCATGGCCGAGCGGCAGATCATCAAGCCCCAACCGGGCCCCCAGGAAGAATTCCTGAAGACCTCGGCCGACATCGCCATCTATGGCGGCTCGGCAGGCGGCGGCAAGAGTTGGGCGATCCTGCTGGAGGCCATGCGCCACCGGGCGGTGAAGGGCTTTAGCGGCCTGATCTTCCGCAAAAACATGACGCAGGTCACCGCGCCCGGCAGCATCTGGGAGCAGACGGGAAAGCTCTACCCCCAGGCTGGAGGAAAGCCCCGCCTATCGCCTGCGCCTTGCTGGACCTTCCCGTCTGGAGCCAAGATCACCTTTGGTCATCTGGAAACTGAAAACACCGTCTACAACTGGATGGGCGCCGAGCTGGCGATGCTCGGCTTCGACGAGCTGACCCATTTCAGCCAGGCGCAGTTCTTCTACATGCTGTCGCGCAATCGCTCGACCTGCGGTGTGCGCCCTTATGTCCGCGCCACCTGCAACCCCGACGCCGACAGCTGGGTGGCCAGCTTCATCAGCTGGTGGATCTATCAGGGCACAGGAAAGCCCATCGAGGAGCGGGCCGGAAAATTGCGCTGGTTTGTTCGAGCTCAAGATGCCTTTGTCTGGGCCGATCACCCTTCCGAGCTGGCCTCTCTCTACCCTGATATCCCCGCGAAGTCGGTGACTTTCATCCCGGCCACCTTGGATGACAATCCGGCTCTGACCGAACAGGACCCAGGCTACAAAGCCAACCTGATGGCGCTCTCCACCGTCGAGCGCGAGCGCCTGCTAAACGGTAACTGGAAGATCCGCCCCGCTGCTGGCCTCTACTTCAAGCGGGAGTGGTGCCCGTTCCTAGACGCGGAACCAGCCGGCATCAAGTGGGCGCGCTATTGGGATATGGCGGCCACACCGAAGACCGACAGCAACGATCCCGACTGGACCATCGGCGTCAAGCTCGGCCAGGACTCCGAGGGCCGCTATTACGTTGGCGATGTTCGCCGCCTGCGAGGAGCACCCCGCGAGGTCGAGGACGCCATCACGAACACCGCCGCCGCCGACGGCAAGGCCGTGCGCATCGGCCTGCCCCAGGACCCCGGCCAGGCTGGCAAGGCTCTGGCGGCTTATTACGTCCGGAAGCTGGATGGCTATTCGGTGACCGTCACCATTGAAAGCGGCGACAAGATCACCCGCTTCGGCCCGACCTCGTCCCAGGCCAGGGCCGGCAACATCGTCATCATACGCGGCTCCTGGAACGAAGAGTTCCTCTCCTCGCTGGAGGGCTTCCCCGAAGCCAAGCACGACGACGACGCCGACGCCCTCGGCGGAGCACACCGCATGTTCGAGAACCGTACCGACGGCATGATCGAGCATCTGCGCCGTCAACTGGAAGCCCAAGGACGGCTTCCCAAACAACAGGAGTGAACAGCATGGCCAATGTCCGTTTGTTTCCGCCGGAAACCAACATCTCCACCACCTCCCAGGCCAATGGCCGCAGCTATAGCTGTGCTCCCGGCGGTTTTCTCGACGTGCCCGATTTCGACGCCGCCGTGTTGCAGGCCAACGGCTGGCTGAAGGCCGCCGATGGAGTCGGCGCCACGGCGCAGCGCCCGGCTAAGCCAACCCGAGGGCAGTCCTATCACGACACCACCTTGGGCATGACCGTTATCTATACCGCCGGTGCCTGGCGCCATCCTGTCACCGGCGCGTCCGTCTGAGCTGAAGAGGGGAAGCGGTCATGGCCAAGAAAGATAGTGGGGCACCGGCGGCGCCAGGCCTTAAAGCTCGCCTCGCCGGCGTCGCCATGCTTTTGACCGGAGACGTTCCCGACTGGTTCGGGCCGCTGCAGCCGCTTTCCCCCCAGGCTCCCGCCGAGGTGGCCGGACGCCGGTTTGACTATCAGGGTGGAATCAACCTCGTCACCCAGCCCAGGGCGCCCGAGCCGATCTCCTTCCGCCAGCTTCGCGGTATGGCTCGGGATTATGACCTGTTGCGCCTAGCCATCGAAACCCGCAAGGATCAGCTTTCCAAGCTGGAATGGGCGATCAAGCCCAAAGACAAGAAGTCTACAGGCGCCGATCCGCGTATCCAGCAGCTGACCGAGTTCTTCGCCTTCCCAGACCAAGAGAACAATTGGAGCGCCTGGTTGCGCATGCTGGTCGAGGACATGCTGGTGATCGATGCCCCAGCAATCTATGTCCGTCCAAACCTTGGCGGTGGTGTCTATGCGCTGGAGCTGATCGACGGCGCCACCATCAAGCGCGTTCTCGATGAAGGTGGTCGCACGCCCCAGCCGCCACAGCCGGCCTACCAGCAGATCCTGAAGGGGCTGCCGGCGGTGGATTACACCACGGCGGAGCTGATCTATGTGCCGCGCAATCTCACCACGGATCGTATCTACGGCTATAGCCCGGTGGAACAGGTGGTCATGACGGTCGAGGTGGCTTTGCGGCGCCAACGCCACCAGCTGCAATATTACACCGAGGGCAATGTCCCCGAGGCGCTGATCGGCGTGCCTGAGACCTGGACGCCCGATCAGATCTCCCAGTTCCAGGACTATTGGGATGCCTTGCTGGCCGGCGACACTGCCCATCGCCGCCACGCCAAGTTCGTGCCCGGCCAGATTGCCAAGGGTTACGTTCCCACCAAAGAGGCAGCCCTCAAGGACGAATACGACGAGTGGCTGGCCAGGATGATCTGCTACGCTTTCAGTCTGTCGCCCCAGGCCTTCGTCAAGCAGATGAACCGCTCGACGGCGGAAAACGCCCAGGAACAGGCGCTGCAGGAAGGTCTGGCGCCCCTCATGGAGTGGGTGAAGTCGGTGATCGACAGGGTGCTGTGGAGGGTAATGGACTGCTGGGATCTGGAATTCTCCTGGGTCGAGGAACAGGAGCAGGACCCGCTGACCCAAGCCCAGGTCAATCAGATCTATCTGACCGCAGGCGTGTTCACGCGAAACCAGGTGCTGGACACCCTGGGAATGCCTCCGGTCAAAGGCGGCGAGGTCAATCTTATTCAAACCACCACCGGACTGGTGCGACTGGAAGATGCTGTGAAGCCGCCGGAACCGCCAGCGCCTGCGCCACCCCAATTTGGTCATAACGGTGGGCCGCCGATGGGCGAGGATGAGAATGCCGAGGAGAACGCCGACAAAGACAAGGGCGAGACGCGCTCAAAGACCTTTGAAAAACTGTTGAAGATCGCCGTCATCCCAGCCAAGCCGGTCGATCATGATCGCCCAGCCTGCCGTCATGCCGAGGCGGAGTTGCTCTCTATCTGGTCGAAGATCCTGGGCGATGAGCGCCAGCGCATCGTCTCTGCCCTGCGCGACCGCTTGGCCAAGGCCGATGGCGACGAGACGCCGGCGTCACCCGCAGATATAGCCACCGTTGGCCAGATGCTGGACGCCATGGCCTACGACCAGGCATTGACCCAGACGTGCACCGTCATCACTGACCTGGCCAAGGACGGTATCGGAGCCGGCTTTGTCTCGCTGGGAATCGACCTATCGGACGCCACCCACCTAGCCAATCCCCGCGCCGTTGCCTGGGCCCAGGATCATGCCGCCGAGCTGGTCAAAGGCGTGAGCGACACCACCAAGGGGGCTTTGAACAGCCTGATCGTTAAGGCCGAGGATGAGGGCTGGAGCGTTCAGCGTCTCGCCAGCGAGATCGAGAGTTCCTATGCCTTCTCGGCCGAGCGCTCCCAACTGATTGCCCATATGGAGATGCGCAACGCCGACGCCGCCGGCAACCTGATCGCCTGGAAGGCGGCCAAGTCCACTCTCGGTCTGAAGGTGCGCAAGCGTTGGATCGAGCGTGGCAATAACGTCTGTGACGCCTGCCTGGAGAACGTTCGCGCCGGCGCCATTGACATCGATGAGGAGTTTCCTTCTGGCGACGAGGTTTCCCCCGCCCATCCTCATTGCGAGTGCGACACCCAGGCCGAACGCGAAAAGAACGATGCC